ACACTACTGGTAGCGGCGTTTACGCCGCTACTCGGAGACTACCGGTGTCGAATGACGACGTAATCGACGCGATTGCCGCTAATCTTGCGCAGCCTCGTCGTGCCCGAACAGACGCCGGCGAGGTAGAGCAGCACGAGCTTGACCGCCAGGTCGCTGCCGCCGATTTCGTGATTCGTTCGCGTGCCGCCGACGCCTCTGCCGGCTCGCCGTTTGCTTCCCTGCGGTTTGCCAGGACGCAACCCCCAGGAGCGGCAGGCTAATGGGGATTCTCTCGAGGGTGCTCGGCCCATCCCAGCGGTCGCTGAACGCGACTATTGCGGCCCAAAAGGCAGCTATTTCGTCGCTCGTTCATGCCAAGTACGACGCGGCACAGACCACAGACCTCAACCGAAACCACTGGGCGAACGCCGACCACTACTCGGCGGACGCCTCGCTCCAGCCGCACGTTCGCCAAACGCTGCGGAACCGTGCCCGCTACGAGATGCGGAACAACTCGTATGCGGCCGGCATTGCCAGCACTTGGGCGAACGACCTCGTTGGCACCGGCCCGAGGCTCCAACTGGATCTCGGCCCTGACGTGTCGCCGGATAGCCTGCGGTCTATCGAAAACGCTGTCTACGATTGGTCGGTCAACGTCGACCTGGCCCGCAAGCTGCGGATCGCCAAGACGGCCAAAATCAGCGACGGCGAGGTGTTCGGCCTCAAGACGAACAACGGCCGGCTCCGCGGCGTGCAGCTTGACCTGCGGCTCGTGGAAGCCGACCAGGTGATGTCGCCGATGGGCTTCATGACCGAGAACGACGTCGATGGTCTGCGGTTCGATGGGGACGGCAACGTCACGGAATACTGGGTGGCGAAGGCCCATCCAGGCTCGCTCACGCCCGGATTCATGCTGGAAGGCAAGTGGGTTGAGTCGGACTACGTCTGCCACTGGTTCCACGCCACCAGGCCGGGCCAGCATCGCGGCGTGTCGGAAATCGCCCCGGCCCTCGAGCTCTTTGCCCTGCTGCGGCGGTACACGCTCGCGGTCGTGACGGCCGCCGAGACCGCCGCCAACTTCGCGGCGATCTTCAAGACAACGATGCCGCCGAGCGGTGCCGCCGCCTCGATCCCACTGGACGAAACGCTCCCGATCATGCGTGGCATGGCGATGGCGGCCCCGGAGGGCTGGGAGCCCGTCCAGATGAAGGCCGAGCATCCGACGTCGTCACACGACGCATTTGTGCGGCGGATGCTGAACGAAATCGCCCGTTCGATAGATATGCCGTACATCGTCGCGGCCATGGATTCGTCGGCCGCGAATTATTCGTCCATGCGTGGCGACTACCTCGTCTATCGCAAGCGGATCGCGGTTGAGCGGAACGATATGGAGCGGGTGTTTTTGGACCCGCTGCTCATGTCGTGGCTGGACGAGGCCGTGGACGTCGGCGGCATCATCCCCCGCGGCTTGCCGCCTTTCTCGCAGTGGAATTGGTCGTGGACGTGGGACGGTTTTGAGCACGTCGATCCGCTGAAGGAAGCCGACGCCGACGCTGCGATGGTCAACGCCAACATGGCAAGCCTCGCGGAAGTCTGTGCAAAGCGGGGCCGTGATTGGCGGGTCGTCCTTCGCCAACGTGCCGCCGAGCGGGCGATGGAATCTGAGTTGGGCGTCGAGCCAGTGACGACGCAGTCCGTGCGTCCCCAGGAGCCTCAAGCATGAACCGCATTACGCTCTCCGCCGAGCTCAACGTCCAGGCGGCCGACGACGCGGCCCCGGCCACGTTTGAGCTCGTGGCCTACACCGGGGCGGCAATCCGCCAGGGCTGGAGCCGCAATCCGCTCGTGGTGGATCTTGCCGGGATGGATGCCGCCAAGGCGAGCATTCCGATTCTCTACGCCCACGGCAAGGAACTTCCGCTACTGGACAGCGTGATCGGCCGGTCCACGGAAATCGTGAACGACGGCAGCCGACTGCTCATCCGCGGCGAGCTGATTCGCGGAGAACCGGCTGCGGACAAGCTGATTCGCTACGCAAAGGCTGGGGTTCCGCTCCAGGCGTCTATCGGCGCCGACGCCCAGGCCATCGAAAACGTCAACGCCGGTGGGGTCGTGACCGTGAACGGTCGCGAGTTTGCCGGCCCTGTGTCGATTGCTCGTCAATCGGATCTCCGAGAAACGAGCTTTGTCCTGTTTGGTGCGGACGGTCGAACGTCCGCGGCGATCGCAGCCGATGCGAATGGAGAGGGCAACATGAGCGATGAGCTCACCCAAAAGCCCGTCGAGGCCGCCGCGCCGCAGACGGAAGCCCCGGCGAACGTCGCCGTGGAACTCAAGGCCGCTGCTCCGGTCGTGACGAATCTTGTCGATGCCGAGAAGGTGGCCGACATCGTTTTCGAGCGGCTTCGCGCCGAGCGTCTCGCCGAAGTGCGTGCCGAGCGACCCAAGGCTCCCGCCGTCCACGTCGTGGACGCGGACGCCACGAGCAGCCCCAAGGTGATCGAGGCCGCCCTTTGCCTCGCCGGCGGACTGCCCGGCGTGGACAAGGCCTACGACGCCAAGGTGCTCGAGGCGGCCGACCGGCGGCGTTCGCATACGTCGCTGGGTGAGGTGCTCATCGAGGCGGCTCGTGCCAACGGCTACGCCGGCCCGGCCCGCATCTCGGCGGGCAACATCCGTGAGGTGCTGGCGAGCGGGTTCGCGACCCATTCGATCAGCAACGTCCTCTCGGCGACCTACGGGAAGTTCCTCCTGCAGGGCTTCACGGCGGTTGAGTCCACCTGGGACATGATTGCGGCGGTGCGTTCGGTGTCGGACTACAAGACCGTCACCGGCGTCCGCGTCACCGGCGGGTTCGAGTTCGATGAGGTCGGCAACGGCGGCGAGCTCAAGATGGCCGAGGCTGGTGACGAGACCCGTTCCATCGCGGCGAAGCTGTACGGCCGGCTCTCGGCGATCACGATGGTCGACATCGTGAACGACGATCTGGGTGCTCTGACCGTGGTTCCGCAGCGGCTCGGCCGCGGTGCCTCGATCAAGCTCAACAAGGTGTTCTGGAGCGAGTTCGAGAGCAACAACGCCACCTACTTCGCGAAGGAGACGGCCGGTGCGGGCAACGCCCTGTCGATTTCTTCGCTGAAGACGGCGGCCTCGAGCTATCGGAAGCTCAAGGACTCCGACGGCAACCCGCTCGGCATCAGCCCGGCGATGCTGCTGGTGAGCCCCGAGAACGAGATCACCGCGTCCGAGTTGATGAGCGGTTCGCTGCTCATCACCGGCGAGAACGCGACCCGCACGAACGTCAACGTGCTGGCGGGTCGCTACCAGGTGGTGTCGAGCTCGTACCTCACGAGCGCGTCGACCTGGTGGCTCGTCGCCAACCCCGGCGAGCTCCCGGCGATGGAGGTGGCTTTCCTCAACGGTCAGCGGACGCCGACCGTGCAGCAGGCGGAGGCTGATTTCGACACGCTCGGAATCCAGGTCCGCGGCCACTTTTCCTTCGGCGTGGCGAAGGCCGAGTCGAAGGGTGCCTACCGGATGGCTACGGCCTGAGCCCTGTGATGTTCAACGTGCCCGGCGGCTGGCCGCATGACCAGCCGCCGGGCTTCACCGGCAAAGTTTCCCCTAGTTTCCAGAAAGCGAGATGAACGATGGCAAGGTTCGTGCAGGAGGGTGAGGCGATCGACTACACGCCCGGTTCGGCTCTGGCCGCCGGCGCCGTGGTCGTGATCGGTTCGGTTGGCATTGGGATTGCCCAAACGGCGATCGCTGCCAACGCGAAGGGGTCGCTGAGGGTTGACGGCGTGATCGAGCACGCCAAGGCCAGCGGTGCGGTGACGTTCGGCGCGAAGGTGTATTACGACGCGACCAACAACGTGCTGACGACCACTGCGAGCGGCAACACGCTCGCCGGGTGGGCCGTCGCCGCTGCCGCGTCGGGCGATGCCACCGCGACGATCAAGCTCATCAAGGCTTGATCCCGCCCGGTTTGGCAAGGGGTCCGGGGGCAGGGTTCGCCCGCCCCCGGCCCCGGTGGCCTGGAGTAATCCGTGCAGGACGTAATCGCATCCGCCGCGACGTGGTTTGAGCAACAGCGGCGCGAGCATCTCGCCGCCACGGTTGAGTACCGCCCGTCGGTCGGCCTGACTAGGTCGTGCAGGGCCACGCTTGTTGTTGGGCGATGGGAGGCGATTTCCAAGGACGGCCAGGTTGTCCGCCTCGAGACGAAAGATTTTTTGATTCACAGGGACGAGCTCGCTCAAGACCCGAAGCGTGGCGATCGGATTGCGGTTACTGAAAACGGCTCGGAAAAGGTTTACGAGGTATCAATTCCGGCTGGCGCCGATTACCCATGGCGGTGGTCCGACAGGAAGGAAACGCTTCGCAGGATCCACACACACGCAGTCCAGGGTGCCGCTGTGGCAAACGAATCTCTACTTGTTCGTGCTGTTGGCGTTTCTTCCAATGCAGCGATCACCGATTCCCAAATCGCGTCTCAGTTGATCCTTGACCTTGGCGTTAGCCGTGCGGTCTCAAGGACGTTGACGCCGGCTAGTCAGTACGTCTACGTGGTTCTGCCTGCTGATTTTGGAGTCCCAAACATCCGCCTCAACGGATTTGTTTCGACCGCCTGGGAGCTCTCCACTCGGCCGATCGCGTTTGATGGGCAGGACTCGCGGCCCTATGACGTGTATCGCTCGACATACTCAATCACTGGAACTGCAACAGTGGAGGTGTCGTGATGGCGGCTATCAAGGGAACCAACGTCGCCAGCCCGGTCGTGCCGTTCGACACGGCCGACCAAAATCCTTCGCACGAAGCTAGGTATGGAAAGGGAGGCTATCGGACGGCGGCGACGGTCGCCGAGCGTGATGCAATACCTATTGCTAGGCGAGAAGCCGGGATGCTCGTCTTTGTGCTTTCTGAGCAAAAGGCATATCGGCTCGATGACGGCTTGACGACGTGGGTTGAGTGGTCCGATGCGGCTCTGCCGCCTGGCACCGAAGGCCACGTCCTGACCTACGTGTCTGGCGAGTGGGTCGCCGCCGAGCCGCAGGGTGGCGTCAGTGATTGGGCCGACCTCACGGGGAAACCGTCGTCGTTCCCGCCCGAGGCTCACGGCCACGATTGGTCTGACATCACAAGTGGCGTGCCGGAGACGTTCCCGCCCGCGTTGCCGTCTGGCACCAATGGGCAGGTGCTGACCTACGCTGACGGCCAGTGGGTCGCCGCCGCTCCTGAACCCAGCGACCAATCACTGAACACGACCGACCTCGTGACGTTCTCCGGTGTTAGCATTTCAGGCACGTTTCCGGCCTTGCAAATCGCAGACACGGTGGGCCTGTATTACGACGAGTCGGCAGGCTACTGGTTGCTAGAGTGCATTGACGCGGCTCACCAAGGCGTCATCAGCGGATTCTCGCTGGCGAACTGCGGCGAGGTTGAGTTTCTCGACAACACGGTGCAGACCACCGCGTGGACGGGGGAAATTGATTGGTCTGACATCACGAGTGGCGTGCCGAGTGAGTTCACGCCGGAGGCGCACAATCACGTCGTCGCCGACATCAGCGATTTCCCGTCGCTCGCCGCAGTGGCGACGAGCGGATCGTACAACGATCTGGCCGATGCGCCGTCTCCGTACACGCTGCCAACGGCGACGGACACCGTTCTCGGTGGGGTGAAGATCGGTTCTGGCGTCGCGATCACGGACGGCGTGATTTCGGTCAGCACGGACTACGCGGCGGCGACGCACAGCCACGGCATCAGCGACGTGACCGGGCTGCAAACGGCCTTGGACGGGAAGCAGGCGTCTGGTTCGTATGCCGCGACCGTCCATGCTCACGGCATTTCTGATGTGACGGGTCTACAGACAGCACTTGACGGAAAAGCCTCGTCAACCCACTCGCACGCGATCAGCGGCGTGACGGGCCTCCAGACCGCCCTGGACGGCAAGCAGGCTGCGGGCAGTTACGCGGCGGCGACACACGCCCACGCAGCATCGGAAATCACCTCGGGCGTGTTCGACCCAGCCCGCATCCCGGCCTATGTCGTCCGCAGCGACACCGTATCCGCCGTCTCGTACATCGGTCGCGCCGTCTCGGGCAGCGCGACGAGCGCGAGCGCATGGCGAATCCGCCGCACCACCGTCGCCGCTGATGGCACCGTGACCTTCGCCACCGCGACGAACGCCGCGTGGGACAATCGACTCACCGCTACCTACTCGTAGGAGAACCCATGAACGCCACCACGCCCGTGACGATCAACGGTCAGACCTATCCCTTCTGGCAGATTTCGCTCGCCATCTCGCAGAACCTACAGCCTAGCGGCGAGCAGCCGATTTCGTTCGCCCTGCGGTGCGTCCCGGTCCGCCTCACGGGCGCTGCGGACGGCCCGCCCGTGGAGACGCTGGACTCGTCTGCTGTGACGGTCTATCGCGGCAGCGAGGCCGAGATCACCGACCCGGCCGAGCAGGCGGCGTTCGCCGCGATCCAGCGGGCGGTGGTGGCGTATCTCGTGGCGCGAGGGCTGTAAGGCATGGCGATTTACTACTCGCGTACCTCCGGCAACGTCAATGCGTCGAACGTGTGGGCGACGACCCCCACGGGCACGGCAAGCGCGGTGACAATCACCAGCGCAGATGTTCTCATGGCGCAGAGCGGCCACACCATCACCATCAACGTCAACACAACCGCCCAAGAGATTCGCAACGACAACGCCAACGGCGCGACGGCGGGCGGTACGTTCAATCTCAGCGACGGCGTGACGCTGACGGCAAATGTTTTTTGCGGCACGACGCAAGTGCTGGCGTATTCTGGAGCGTCTCCAAACTCTGCCAGCATCATTGGGTCGATCACTGGCGGGACATCCGGCGCTGCATCCGGCGCGGTTGGTCTTGGCGGATCGGGCACGCTCAACATCACCGGAACCATCACCGGAGGGAGCGGCACTGGCGCTGGCGGCGTGAGAATGACGGCCGGAACTCTCAACGTCACCGGAAACGTGTTTGGTTCTCCTACGTTAGGTGCGGCTGGAGTATCCGTAAACGGCGGAACCGCTTGCAACATCACGGGCACCGTGACTGGTGGTGCTGTTGCAAATACCGGCGTCGGGGTCAACGTGGCGGCGGCCGTTGCCACAACCATCTCTGGCGCGGCTGTTGGTGGCACCGCAGGCGAAGGCGTCGCTGTAGGTGCTGCCGCAACGGTGACAGTGACCCGCGCGAAGGGCAATGGGTTCGGTGCAGGGTCAACTGGGCTTAGTGCTGCGCCGGGTGTCACCAACTCCAACCAATCAGCCAGCGTCCGAGTGTCGGAGCTGGAGTTTGGTGACTTGGGGCAGAGTCCCACCGCAGGGCCTATCGCTATGGTGGACGTAAGTAGCAACGTGTGCCTCATGTATCGCCCCAGCACGACGAAAAAGACGCTGATCGACCCAGCCGGTAGCGCTGGTTATCCGGCAGCAAGCAATGTCCGCAGCGGCACGACGTATGGCAACGGAAACTTTACGGGGACGTGCGCCGTCCCGGCCGCTGCATCCGTGGCGTTCGGTGTCGCGGTTGATAACACCACCGGAACCGCTGTGCTGACATCGGCCGCCGCGCAATCCGCCTGCAACGCAGCCCTCGCCGCGTTCTCGTCGGGTCGCCTCGCCAACGTGGCGACCGTCGCCTCCACGGGGCAGCAGATCGCGGACGCGGTGACGGCGTGAGGGGGAATCTGCGACTAGCGAGTATGGGATAATAACGTCATGCCCACTACAAGCCACATCGCCAGAAACGTATGCGTTGAGCTGGCCGATGCTCTGTCCCAGCACTCATGGACAGACGCAATTCCTGTTATCGCAGCAGTTTTTCGCCGAACGCCCGATTACACAGTCGAAGACCTAGGGACGATCAAGGTGTCGGTCGTGCCTGGGCCTGTCGAGGTAAACCAAGACCAGAGCCAGCCACGCGGCGCTGACTTCTTTGGCGTCGCGTGTGGGATCGTCGTTGCAAAGCACGTCTCGAGCGACCAGGACATCGTTGATCTTGAAGACCTAAACATGGCGATCGTGGACGCCATTCGCTCCTACAAGATTACGCTGGCTAACGTCAGCTACACCGATTGGACGGATATTTCGATACCCTTGGCGTTTGACGCGGAAGCCTTGAACGAACGAAACGTCTTTCTGTCGCAAATCCAAGTGACGTTCCTCGTCCCGATGGACAAGTTGCCGTGATCGGCATCCGCAGGGCGCCGGCGTTATTTCCGGTATTCGGCAGGGCTCCAGCCCTGTTTCCGGGCCTTTCCGGCGGACTGTCAAAAGTTCCGCTGTCGGTCACGACGCGAATGTTTTTTGACCGGGCCGAGGTCATAAACGCCCTAACGGAGATGGAGCGCAGTTCGCTATCGAAG